TGATAGACTGCATCTCGCGCAAAGGCCGGAACATAGACGAAGTTACCGCCGTACTGGATGACGCTATGGGCATAATTAAAGACCGCATGCCCGACCTGTACCACGAAACCATACACCAGCTTGCGGCCATAGCTTACGCCATAACCCCAGAGGAAGCGCGGGACAAGGTACGCTCCATGCGTCCTTACGGCCAGAAGTGGGATTATGATACCGTCAAAGCATTCCTTGCCGCGAAGGGCATCAACAACGACGTATGCAAATACTACCTTTGCATGAATATGGCCTACAACGACTACTACAAGACGGCGGAGAGCGTGGGGAAGGGCGAAGATCCCGAATTCTATTTCAGCATAGCAAGGGACTTTATCAACGACGCAGACGCATCACCGTTCAAGATAGAGAAGTATTTCTCTGCGTAACACATGAATGACATTTGCCCTCGGCGGTTATTCGCCGGGGGTACTTTTATAGGAGGAAAACTAAATGGCAGAAAACACCAACTATGATGAGCTGCTTAAAAAGCTCGGCCTAACCGATGAAGCAGCTATAAAAAAGTGGCAGAAGGAATACGGCCTTGACCAGACCGGCACATGGGGCGCAGCTGAACAGGCGGCATATGACACCTACGGAGCCCTGCCCTATAAGACCGAACAGGCCATAAAGGACTACCAGCTATCCCGTGGCATAGAGGATACAGGCGCATGGGACGACGCTACTAAGCTTGCCTATCGCGGCGACCTTGCGGCCCAGGGCAGCGTGAATGATTGGTCCGACCTTGCAAAAATGGTGATGTCCGAGTACAAGCTCCCCACCACGGACAAGGACGAAATCAAATCCTACGTTGAATCCTACCTTCGCACCGCATACGACCAGTCCATAGAAAACAGGCGCAAGCAGACCGAAGCAGATAGGGCCATGATAGACCTCGATGCCTATTCCCGCGGCATGGGCGGCAGTACATGGGTGACTGACGCGAAGCAGCGCTTACAGGATGCAGAGGCCGACGACATAGCAAAGATGGAGGCGAACTATCAGGCCGGGCTTAATGAGGCTGTCCTGAACCAGTACAATCAGGCAGTAGCACAGGGGCTTGCGGCGCAGAACAACGCCTACGACCTCGCCAAAGACCTGTATTCGCTGGGCCAGAACGCAAAAGCCGGCGTAGGCAGTGTGCCAAGTTCCGGCGGCAGTGGTGGTGGCGGCGGCGGTTATTCCTACAGCAGAGGCAAGAAGAAATCTTCCGGCAGCGGTGGTGGTAGTAGTGGTAGCGGCAATATGACCTATACTCAGTGGCTCATGAACGCTAACGACGGCGATATTTTCAAGGCCGCAGTGGCAGCACAGGATTCCGGCGTTAAGAATGCAGCTCGGGGCCTCGGCTATGACAGCAAGACCGTAAACACCGTTGGTACTATATTGCACGACCAGGCTTCCGGTATGAAGCGCACAGAACAGCTTAAAAACCAAGTCATAAAGAGCGGCGGCAAGAAAACCTCTACCACAACCAGAACCAACAAGAACAAGACCACCAGCACCGGTAGCAATCGCCGTATGTCTGGACAGATGATGTAAGGAGTTTGATATGGCATACACTAAGGAGCAAATGGCGAGTGCGGCGGGCGTAATAGATTCCGGCAAAGGCGTTAATAAAAAGGTAAACGTTAGCAACGAATCCCTAAGCGCAGGCTCATACGAAGGTGCTATGGCTCGGCGCGAGGCCTCCGGCGGCAGGGTAGGCGACGGGCGGTATGACAAAGACGCTTATGTCTATCGCCCCGAAACCAATACTTTTTATGATACTGAAGCTGTTCAGAAGGCAAAGGACAGCTTTACAAACTGGATGACCGCCGGCAAGGGCGCGAACAACAAGAACTGGGGTTATGATATGAGCGACCCGGAAGATGTAAACCGCTACTATTCCGGACAGATATCAAAGAAGTATGAAGCCGGGTACGGCACTGATTCTTTTTCTCAGTGGTTGAAGGAAAACGGTTTGCCGCAGGCTGACTACTTCGACAGCAAGTATTATAAAGATGCCTACGCCTCTGTTCTTGCCGATCGCGTAGAGAAACAGAAGGCGCGGGATTTTAGGAATGCCGTAGTCCGGGAAATGTGGAACACCGCCAGCGACCCCATGAATCTGACAGATGAGGATTTGGTTGCGGCATATGACAGGGTAAGGCTGAACAACCCGATATATAACGGTATCGAGCTTTACAATGCCAAAGACAAGGACACGGACTACGGCGATTACGATTCCCAGATTCTTGCCGAACGGGCGGCGCAGGAAAAGGAAACCAAGAGCAGGGCGGGCAAGCTGAACATAGATGAAGTCTGGGGCGATATTGACCGACTGCAACGGGCGCAGAACACCCGCGAACAGTGGGCGGCTGACAAGGTTAAAGCAGAGGCGGAAACCAAAACCAATCAGGCGCAGAAAATCATTGACAACGCCATAGCCAACAACAACTTTTCCGCCGAGATAGATAAGCGCGTTGGCCTTGCAAAGGATAGCAATCTCAACGAATACAACGCGAACAAGCAGCGTAAACAGGCTGCGTCGGATGCCGCTATAAATGCCATGCGTGAAGCCGGATATTCCAATCAGGATATAAAGAAGAGTATTCGTAACGACGGCAGGCTTTCATATTCTGAATCCACCGAAGGCAAGGCCAACGAAGCGGAACGCATAAAGCGGCGCGACAGCTCCGATACCACGACCGCAAAGATATTGGGCGGCATGGACAGCTTTACGCAGGGCGCAGTTGACAAGGCTAAGAAGCTGGGCAATATGGGGACATCGGCACAGCAAGGCTTTTCCCCCATCTCCATGATGGAGGGCTACGGCATGTCAGCGCAGGAAACGCAAGCTGTGAACAACTATGTGGATACCACCCGCGCCATACTCGAAACACAGGGCTACAACGGCCTTGAAATCGACAACGCACTCCGCCGCGCAGATTTAGGCGAATACATACCCACGGCGACCGCCCGCACGAATTATGCCACGTATACCTTGCAGGAGTGCGGCATGAGCGACGAGCAGATTCAATACGTCCTCAGCACCTACACCGAGGACGACTGGAAAAACACGGACAGGGACATGAAGGCCAGCGATTATGTGGAGAACAGTACCGTTGACCAGTTGGCAAACTCCATCATATCCATGCCTATTCGCGCAGCCCTGTCTATCGCCACCGGAGCTGTCGGCCTTGCGGACATGGCAACTGCCGGGATACAGAAGCGCGATGAGCTTTGGAAAACCACACAGGCATTGCAGGAGGAAGCCGCATGGTGGACACAGTATTCACACGACCGCAACCACGAGATAATTTCCACCGCTGCCGATGTCGGTTCGGAAATCATGCGCATGTACGCCACTTCCCTTACGGGTTCAGTCCTTGCGGCAGGAGCGACAAAGGTTCTGGGCAACGCCGCCGGAACAAACTTCCTGTTCGGTTTCATCACCAAGAACGCAAGCCGTATGCCGTTCGTGGCCAACTCCATAGGCAACTACTACCTTGAAGCCATGAACGACGGCGCAACGACAGGACAAGCAACGGCATATGCCATTCCCGCCGGACTTCTCGAAGGCTACCTTGAATCCCTTGAAATGGGTGAAACCCTGCAACACGCCTTCGGTACAAACATAGTCGGTAAGAAAATCGCGGCAAGCGGCCTTTCCGCCAACTTCAAGACCTTCGCAATAACAAAGGGTATGCCCTTTGTCAACTTCGCATTGGGCACCATCGGTGAAGGTCTTGAAGAAGCCGCGTCCTACTACGGCTCGTCAATCGCGAGAATGGCTACATGGGATAAGGGATATGAAATGGACTTCTCCGAAATGTGGGACAATGCTAAAGGCGGTTTGCTCATAGGCGGCATAATGAATGGCCTGTCTATGGGGGCGCATACGCAATCCTACAAATACGCATCGGAGATATACAAGGGCACTGGCGGCAACTATGCGGCTTACCTCGATAGTTTCATGTCTGCTATGCACATGGAGAATATGAACGATGTGCAGCGGCAAGCTCTCATTGACAAGTATAACAGCGGCGAGATCAACGTTTCCCGCGACGCTGCCATTAACGCAGGAGTTGAGATACAGACCAATGCCGAAGTAGTATCTGCTAAGAAACAGGCCGTTGAGTCCGCAGAAAACGATGCTGCCGTTAAGGTGGAGAACGCCAACAATAAAGTCACTCAGGCCGAACAGCGGCTTGCCGGTATTGACGATCCCGACCCAGTAAAGAAGGGCAAAAAGATTGCACAGGCATCTCGGGAGCTGACTGCGGCAAAGGCAGCAGCGAGCCAAACGGCGAGCGAGGGGCAGAAGAAGGTAGACACTGCGACGGCGGACTACAAGTCCGAAGCGGCAAAGGCCAAGCGCAAGAATGCCGCCAATCAGCAGCTGGTTGACGAGTATCACGCATCGAAGTATTGTAGCGATATAGAACGTGACACCGTAAACGCCCCCGTAGGCGGTTCAGCCGCCGACCCAGCCGCTAATACCAATGTGGGTGCAAATACGGCTCAGAACGGTATTGATACAATCAAAAATGGTGTTGCGCAGACAGCAAACGAAAAGTATAATAATAACAGAGGTGAGATAAATGGAGCAGAAAACGGAAGCCAAGCTCAAGCCGGAGGAAATGCCGGAGTATCAGGACAAGCTGTCACAGAGCCTGATTCGAGGATGGCGCAAACAGTTTCCGGAATGGACGGACGAGCGGATTATAGAGGAATTGGAAGCCCTGTAAAGGATATCATCCGGCAGCAGGGCGCGACCCCTGTTGATTTAAGGACGGCATCAGACCCGTCCTCTTTTTATGCCGCAATATCCGAGGCAAAACAAAATAATCCGCATGGCGCGTTTGTAACGGCGCACGATGTTTCGGAGTATGGCGATATGAAGATGTTCCTGGGCGATGATAACGGTGTCGGCGTAGCGGTGACAAAAGACGGCGACATTGTATCTGTATTCAAAAATCCCAATATATCAAAGTCGCGCAAGGCGGTATCCTCCATATTACTTACCGCCATCGACAACGGCGGTGTAAAACTGGATAACTATAATGGTGGTCTTTCACAAATGTACCTTAACCACGGCTTTATCCCCGTGGCGCGAACCGCATTTGTAGATGAATACGCTCCATCCGACTGGAACTATGAACGCGACGGCAGGCCGGACATCATCTTCTGGATGCATAATGGCAATGACGTGGAAACTGTAGCACGGAATATAGGTACTCAGGAAATGCCAGACCTGAAAGCCTTGCCACTCATGGAGTACGACGAAGCCGCCGCATACCGAGACGGGCTCATAACCAAGAATGCATCGGCTAACTCTACACTCAAAGACCTTGGTGCAAATACGCCTACGCCCGCCGAATTGAAACAGTCCAAGGTGTACACCAACACTTATGACAAGTGGCTCACCGATGCTGAAAAGGCAGCTGACAGCGCAGAAAATTCCGTGTATGCCGTATCTAAGGAATCTGACAGTATCGCCATGGCGAAAGAAAGAGTTCGCGCCTCCATAGACGAAACCGGCGGCATAGACAAGGCTATTTATGGACTTGACCATGGCTCATGGGACGCGCCTGACGTTGATACCGCTATGCTTATAGGCGAGATGCTACGGGCAGAGGCGGCAGAAACGGGAGACTATACGAAGCTTAATGACTGGAAGCAGGAAATCCAGCGGCACATGACAGAAAGCGGCCAGGCCATACAGGCCCTTGCCAAGTGGACGCGGGATAGTGCTGTCGGTGCGGAAACTGCCCTTGATAAGGCTGTGGCTGACATCAACAAGAAGTACAAGAATCGGATAGACAGCGGCAAGATGTCCGCTATCGAGGTTAACCCGGAGTTGCTGGCAGAACTCAACGGTACTCAGACCCGAGCAGAACGCGATGCCGTCATGAACAAGATTGCTGCTGACATAGGTTCTAAGATGCCGGCTGGCATATTGGATAAAATCAGGGCGTGGCGCTATCTTTCCATGCTGGGCAATCCACGAACAGTTCTCCGCAATCTCATAGGCAACGAGATAATGTCCGATGTTCTTTGGACTTCTAAAGATGCTGTTGGCACGGCCCTTGAAAAGGTAATGGGTGTTGAACAGTCTCAGCGAACAAAAGCATTAGCTTTTGGCGACGCTTATAAGGCGAACAAGGCGTATGCCGCAACTACCCTTGACGATGCCCGCGCTGCCCTTGAAGACAGTTCAAGGTACGACACCAAGAGCGGCATTGAACGGGCGATAGATGAGAATCGGCAGATATTCAAATTTAAGCCTGTTGAGAAGTGGCGTGAGGCTACCGATTGGGCATTAAGTAAGGGCGACACCGTATTCCTCGAAAAGCAGTACAAGCGTTCCTTTGCGCAGATTATGACAGCACGGGGCTACACTCCTGACACCATGACGGCAAAGCAGCGCTCAGAGTGCATGAACTACGCCATCAACGAAGCGAAGCGTTCAACCTTCCACGATGCAAATTCTCTTGCTGACGCTATGACGAAGATAGAGAATAAGAACCTTGCTACAAAAATACTTGTAGGCGGCACTGTACCGTTTAAGAAGACCCCCTTAAACGTCCTTGCCCGTGGGGTTGAGTTTTCACCCATCGGCTTGATACAAGGCACCGGACAGATGCTCACCGATGTTAAGGCAGGAAAGATGGACGCTTCGACAGCCATTGATAAAATGTCCTCTGGCCTTGTAGGTTCTTCCCTTATGGCATTGGGCTACTTCCTTGCGAAGTCTGGCGTAATAAGCGGTGGCGATAATGACGAAGATAAGTACTACCAAAGCGATCTCGGCAAACAGGAATATGCTCTTAATTTACCCGGCAGCAGCTCCATGACCATTGACTGGGCGGCTCCCGCGTCAATCCCCCTGTTTATGGGTGTTGCCCTGCAAGAGTTGATAGATGGCAGCGGCAGCAGCGACGAAGCACAGACCGTTGGCGACCACATTGATGCTTTCCTTGGCACTCTCTCATCAATTACAGACCCGCTTGTGGAAATGAGTATGTTGCAGGGCTTACAGGATACGCTTGAAGCCGTGGCCAATGCGAGGAGCGACGGCAACAGCCTCATAGGCGCGGCTCTTGTCACCGCAGGCAGGGGCTATGCAAGCCAGTTTGTTCCTACCATTGGCGGTCAGATTGCGAGGACGATAGACCCGGTGCGCCGCGATACCGTAGGCGACCCCACTTCCGAGCTCGGTAAGGATTTGGATAAAGTAACAAATAAAATGCAGGCGAAGATACCCGGCCTTGCCAGTGACTTGCAGCCCTATATTAACGTGTGGGGCGAACAGGAGATAAACGAGCATAGCTGGCCTGTCCGTCTGTTAGAGCAGACCATACTGCCCGGCTACCTTGACGAGGTTGATATGACCCCTGTTGATGTGGAGCTGACCCGCCTGTATTCCGTCACGCAGGACCCCTCTGTCGTTCCGTCGAACTATCCATATCGCACTCTGAAGAGCGGAGATGAGCGATACGTCCTTACCGCAGACGAGTACACCGAATTCAAGATCGAAAACGGCAGGGCCATGTATGCGGCCGCAGAGGACGCTATTAACAGCTCGCAGTATTCCCGCATGAGCGACGATGAAAAAGCATCCTACGTTGCTAAAGCAATCAGGGACGCACAAGATGACATACTGAAAAGGTACAAGAAAAAGTACCTCGGCAAATAACACGATAGCCCCCTTACCGGGGGCTATTTTTTATTGCCTTGTTATACGCCTTGATTTCCAGTGCTTCTTCAACCACAGTTTCAATTACCCGGTTGCGGTATGTGTAGTATGTCTGCACCCGCTCTATGTGCAGTGCCGCCATTATCTCGTCGCGCACGGCTCCGGCCCGCGCTTTGCTCACCGGACGGCCAGTCAGGCCGAAACCAAACTCCATGAAATAGGCCAGGCCTTTGTCCTCGTGCGTATATGCGCACCAGACGTTCTCAATAGCTTTGATCCACAGATCATCTTCCTCATTTATGGCTTTTGCCCTTGCCGTTGCCAGCCTTATGCCGCCAGATTCCGTTTTGCTGGTGCTAACACTGTGCTTGACCGGGGTGTTATCCCCGCTACCGTATGCGGCGTATACTGCATCGTCCACAATCTCTTGCCTTGTCTTAGCTTCACGCGCCTTGACTTTTTGGTAGTTATACAGATACCATTCCGCCCTTTTGTGCATTTTGCCCATTTGAATCGCCTCCCAGCTTTTCACGTGTAGCTGCCGCTACAAAGTCGGTTCGGCTCAAATAAAGGCCCTCGGTTATCAATCCGTCAATCCGTTCCGCCAACGCTATAGGTATCTTCACCATAGCAGAAGTCGGTTTGCGTTTCTTTTCTGCCGCGTCTATGCCGAAACATAAACGCAGTATATCAGGCGGGTATATCTTTTCGGCGGGCACATCGTAGTATGTCATAGCCTTGACCAGTTCGCACTTATTTAGCACCGCCCGTCCGCTCTCCATCATGCTGTACACGCCCTGGCTCATGTCAAGCGCAGCCGCCGCTTCTGCTTGCGTCCTATTCCCCCGGAGCTTCTTCAGGTTGTTTTTTATCATCGGCTTCCTCCTTATCCATTTTCGCCCCGCAGTTGGGGCAGTAGTTTTCTCCAGTAGGATTGAGCCCTACCGAATAACCGCATACAGAGCAAGTCCATTCATGGAATGTCCGTCCCCAATCATCGTTTTCTATTTCTGAGTGTATCCACTTCCCATACCGCACCGGCTCCACGTCTGTGCGGGGTTCTGTGATCTCGAATTCCTCTGCAAGCCAATTAAACACATTATCAAGGCAGTATGAGCCAAACCCAATGTGGCATTCTCCGTCCGCTGGGTTAAAGTACCAGATGTTGTAACACGGCTTTTCAGGTATTCCTTCCACGACAATTCTGGCGAATGGTGTTTTTATCTTGTGTTTGCACTCATCCGCACTCGCTGCCTCCCGGCTGATGTAGTTACTCATTTTATTCCTCCGGTTCACTTGTACTATCGCAAATATTCAGAATCTGTTGGAGCAATTCAATCTGCCCGTTTCTGTGACCATAGCGATACCCGGTTGTATACGTTTCGGCCGTGTCTCCACTGTTCTTGTCTTTTTCAGCAACGAGCGCCTGATACTTGGCTCTCAAATCTTCAAGTTCCACAGCCGGAGCAACATCGGCGGCGGGGATATCCTTCAAGTCGATTTCCTTGATGTACCTGTGCAATACAACTCCGTTCAATTCAGGGTCGTAGTGCTTTACTTCAATAACCTTTTCCAGCGCCGCTTCTCGCTCTATGTACTCTTTACTCATTCTCCGTCCTTTCTGCGTTCAGCCAGTTTTCCAGCATTTTCCGGCATTCGCTGGGATACAATTCGCCGAGTATTCTCGCCATTTCTATGCATTCGTCAACCACCGGGCATAGTGAGCAATTTATTCTTTTGACAAGTTTAGCCGCCAGCCATTCAGCGGATTGCTGTTTTAGGTATTCGTGGTTAGTCATGCCGCTCACCTCGCTCAATAGCTTCTTCACGTGTCATTCCTCATTACCTCTCTCCTCTGCATAGTTTCGTCTAAATGCCCTATTCATATATCGTTTTGCCCATCTGACCCATTTCTTTGAAACACATATCCAATTTTTCTCATATAACCGCCACTGAACATCGTGAGACTTGCCAGATATACGTTTATATGAGGATTTACTCATTGTCATTGCCCCTTTTGCTGGTTCCGTCCTCCCTCCGTTCGCCCTGAGCGCAGTAAAACATCTCATCAACGTCGTTTTTATCATCGTTAAACCACGGCTGGTCGCAGATGCCCCAATCCGGCGCACTGCCATCAGTCAGCTCCGCTTTGCAAGGGTGATAGTGTACGCAGTTTTTACATCGTACTACCACGTCGGCGGCAGGAAATTTCATTAACTCTTTTGCCACTACTTGCGCTCCTTTGAGAAACGCTATTGATTCGGGCGTATTGTCTTTTTGTTTTCTCAATGTGGATAGCGTCTTACAAAGTGCTTCTACAAAAGCATCAACGTTTACATATTTACTCATTCTCCGTCCTCCTTGTTCATCCTTGCTCCGCAGGTATCGCAGTACGGCGCTCTGTAATCTTCCCATTCATGTTCTTCGCCGCATTCTGAGCAAATCTGTATGCCATCCTCTTCGATCCATCGTCCGCGCCGCACCGGGGTAACATCGGCGGCAGGAATTTGCTCGATGTATTGCGTCGGCTCAAGCCCCTTTGCCCATGCGTGTCTTACTGCCAATATCGCTTCTTCGCGGCCTATATATTCTTTACTCATTTGTCTCCTCCGGCTCGCTTGTACCATCGAAAATGCCTAAAATCTGTTGGAGCAATTCAATCTGCCCGTTTCTGTGACCATAGCGATACCCAGTTGTATACGTTTCGGCCGTGTCTCCACTGTTCTTGTCTTTTTCAGCAACGAGCGCCTGATACTTGGCTCTCAAATCTTCAAGTTCCACAGCCGGAGCAACATCGGCGGCGGGAATCCCCTGAACTATTTTAATCATCCTATCCACGAAATCAGTTATAGTGATATATGGCATTTTTCTGATTATGAATGCTGCCTCTTTAATCAACGCTTGTTCTGTCATATCGCGATCTATGTATTTACTCATTGTTACCGCCTTTCAACATCAGTTCTGCCAAATCGCAAGCCGCCAGATATGTCTTCTCGTGAATTGTTCCGGCGTGTACTTTTTTAACCCGCTCCTTAAATGCCGCCATATCCGAAAACCAACACCCGGCGCGGACAAACATATTGCCGTTATCGTCTATGTAAAAATAGGCTTTTCGGTTTTCGCTGCCTATCCTATCCACGGCGACATAGCGGCCATTTTTCACTGCGCCGTTTTCGTAACTGCACACCTCGCTAAAGTTGCACTCCTCGCCAAAGCTGCACCTCTCGCCAAAGCCTTTTATTGCGGTATAATCCCCAGCAGGGCATATCTTGCGACCATACTCATCTACTTCAAAGTTGTCAAAATCCGCTTGCGTGTACTTTTTCATTGCTCTTTCCTTTCCCTTATTCTTTCTTCCAACAGCAGTTTCACCGACTTACAAAGCCACCACACCAGGTTATTTTGCCACATATCCCGGTGGGTTTGCGTCTGTATCATGCCCTGTTCCATTTGTTCCGCGCACTCTATCATTTGTTCTATACGGGTCATTATTAGATACCCAAACCGCGAGTAATATCTTTAAGTATTTCCTGTGTCCCTGCTGCACAAGTACACATGGCACGCAATGCGTCTTGCATACAGTCTACAGGTTGTTTAGGATCACTATTTGTTGAGCGTGCCTTGCACAATCCAAATAGTTCTGTGTAAATAGCAATAGCTATACCTCTAATAGTAATAAGCTGCTCATTCAAAATACTCATAGTAACCTTTACAGTTTCAGGAGTTTCTGAAACTGGTGAACAATTATCAACACAATCGTTATACATTTTTTTATTCTCCTTTCCAGCACCCCACAACAAGGTTGCTTACGCCCTGTATGGGTAAATCCTTTAGTATCTGCCGCAGTCGGCAGTTATGTTTCGCGCCGTCACAGGTAAAGCACTCGGTTTTGGTGGCGTACTCTGCAAGATCGGCTAAATCGTCATAGCTCATCACCCAGTAATTCTTGTCCCGCCCCGCTGCGGATTTAATGCCTATGCGGATTTCGGTTAGGTCGAGTTGTCGCTTGACGGTCAATAGCTGCTCTACAGGCACGGTATCCAGCAGCCTTGTGATAACACTTGCTATCCTGCTCTGCGCTATGCGGTAGTCCCGCCAGCATCCGGGTACGCGCTGACATAGTCTCTGATATCCTCCGGAAAACTTGTCGAGAATATTATCCAGCGCGAACAGTGCAGCGAACAATTCCCGCTCTTCAGCAGTCATTCTCTTTCGTTCCGTTGATTGCATTGATCCGATCCTCCAATCTGTCCATCTTGTCGTGCGTCCAGTAAGACCAGTCGCCGAAGATTATCTTTAACTGACCAAGCATGATTTCCACGTCGGCACATTCTTCCCTGATGTTGTCCATAGTTTCCCATGGAATCTTCATCATACCCAGCCCCTTGCTCAGTGCGACAAGCAATTCGCTCAATTCTTCTACGGCCTTTATCGTCTGATGCATACGACCATAAGTTTTAACGGCCTTTTCCAATACCTCTACTTTGTACTCCACTTAAAATTTCCTCCTTGCGTACTCTGCCATCAATAACGCTTCTGCCATTCCATCATCATCCGTTCTGCATTTGTCCGTTCGCCTTAAGCTGATATCAGGGAACAGCCGTTTGCAGACTTCTATGCTCTGCTTTTTATCGCTACCAAGGGAAAATTCTTTTTTCCACTTCTGAGGTGGTACAAGCTGATAAGATATACCAAGCGTTTCAAGCACTCCCTCGATGTATCCCGCGTTTTTTCCGAAATTAAACATCGAGGTAACACCTTGCCCCGGCATTGCGCCGACCTTTTCAACACAAGCTGTCATTGTTGTATGCTTGCTTGCCCTTGCGAATTTAATAAACTCTTGTGCATCCCACGGTATGGCAACGGCACATTGTCTATCTTTATCTATTGCGGCAAACGCACCGCTTTTTCCGGGGTCTATTCCGATGTAAATCACTTCTCCCCCTCCATTTCCGCAGCACAGCCGGGACAGTAGTGCAGGCCCGTTTTGTTGCCGTGCTTGTAGTAGGCGTTACGGCTCCGCTTCTCATAGCGGCCACAAACAGCGCAGAAAACTTGCACCTTGTTCCGGCCCTGATACCGCCTGTCTAATATCCAACGGCTTGTTTGAGGCCGTATAACGCGAGCCGGGGGTATGTCGTGTACTGCGGATATTACCTCGTCGTCCACATCATAAAGGTTTAGCACGTTATCCACATCTTTTATCTCTACATACATATTTGTTCGTCCTCTCCTATCGCATCGAAATCTATCTCGTGTTCATAAAACCTGAAGTGTTCGCCGTCCCACAAGAGGTTGCATTCGCCAGTCCGCCCGTTGCGGTTCTTGGCTATAATCACGGTTGCTTCCTTCTCGTCCTTGCTGGTGTCATAAACCGCCGGGCGGTAGAGAAAAAGCACCTCATCCGCGTCCTGTTCTATGGCTCCTGATTCGCGCAGATCGGACAGCATGGGCCGGTGATCGCTGCGCTGCTCGGGGTTGCGGGAAAGCTGGCTCAGTATCAGTACAGGCACATTCAGTTCCCTTGCCATCAGCTTCACACTCCGGCTGATCTCTGATACTTCCGTTACTCTATCACGAGTTTTCCCCCGGCCCTGTATTAAACCCAGATAGTCTATCACCACCAGATCAAGGGCTTTTTCTTGCTGTCGTATGGCATAGCAACGAGCCTTCATTCTGTCCACGGTCAGCGCATCGTCTATGACATACAGCTTAGTTTTGCTTAACGTGTCCGCAGTTTCAGCCGCTAAAGTTACCTGCTTCGGATCACCTGACTGTGCGTCAATGTCGCTGTACAATGCAGTGCTCATAACCGCTCTCCTGATGATGTCCTCCTCGTTTATTTCAAGGCTGAATGCCGCCACCACCCTATCTTGCATGGCCACATTTACGGCTATATTCATTCCGAATGAGGTCTTGCCCATAGAGGGGCGGGCTCCGATTACAGTCATATGTCCCGGCTTCAGTCCCCTCAGTTTAGTATCCAGCGCCAGGAATCCCGTCTTGAGGCCGCTGTCCTTAGCGCCTATGCTCAACACCGCCGAAAGGAACTTATCTCCTACCGGGGCTACTGTGCCGCTTCCTATAGCCTTTACTCCGTCAATGACGCTTTGGGCATCGGAGATATAGTCAGAATCCGCACCGGTTTTAATGTCGTCAAGTACCCGCTGCAATCCGGCCACAAGATGCCGTTGGCCAGAAGCAGCCATAACGCCATTGATGTAATATGCGGCATTAGCACCAGAGGGGACGGCAAGGGACAGTTTGGTGATATAGGTTATCCCACCTGCCGTTTGTAAATCAGTCCCCAGCGCATCCATCAGCGTAATGTTATCGCACGGCGTACCGTCGTGGAACATCTTTTGCATGGTGCTGAAAATGATTTGATTTTCTATTTCCCCGAAATCCTCAACACGCAGGCAACCGCAGCCCTTTTCAAAGGCTTCACGGCTTATCAGCATCGAGCCTAACAACGCTCTTTCCAGTTCTGTCGAAGTACTCACGCAAGACTTCACGCCGTTTATCCTCCATTTCCTCCGCCTGCTTCAGTGTTTTGATAGCTTCCCGTGTTTGCTCCGCCATCTTTTGGTGGTAGTCCCTCTGTTCTTCCGGCGGCGGGGGTTGGGCTGCTGACGATTCCGCCGTTCTCCTTTTGTTCTCCCAAGTCCTCACAGCAGCTTTCCAATCTACCATCTTGTTTTTCCCTACCATCCATCCCTTTGAAGTGTAGAAGTCATACCACTCATCCGGGTCTATACCGTTCGCTCTATCCTTGCAGTAGGCTCTAACTTCGTCTATGTCTGGTGGTGTGAATGGCTTTGCCCTCTCACGTTTCCCCCCCCGGGGGGATATAGGGGGGTTATTGTTTATATCTGTATCCTTATATATATCTCTTATATATATGGGGTTCAATTTTTGCACCACCCCCGGTTCAGATTTTGCACCACCCCGGTTCAGATTCTGCACTACCCCGGTTAAATCATTGCACTGGTAGTCCACAAATTTAACATTGTTGATTTCCCTTTCAAAACGTTTTATCAAACCCTTTTCTACCAGTGATTTTAATGTCGCCAGCGTTGTGTTCTTAGAACAACCCAACCATTCACGCAGGTATTGCAAACACCCGGAAAACCGACCTTCTGCTTGACTGAACCCATATATAAGCGCATACAGCAGCAGTTCGTTTCCCTTAAGATTTAGCTCAGTAATCATCCACCCTTGAATGGTCACGTAGTTTTCAGGTCGAACTTTCCCCATTCCTTTTTCCCCCATACAGCTTTCTGTAGTTCATGCTCTACATCCATCAATCAAACGGCAAATCGTCGTCCGTTATCTCCTTGAATCCTGAAATGTCCGTAGGGGGCTGCTGTTCTGCGAACCTGCGATGGATTGTAGAAAGGTCGGCTGTCACAAAATCCGCCTCAAGGAACCATCTCTTGTTTCCGTCCTTGCCCTCATAGTTACTAAGCGTACCCGACACTATGACATAATCGCCCTTTTGCAACCCGCGCCATGCGTCCACTGCGGCAAACAGCGCGTTGACATTGATTACGCCCTCCTTGTCGTAGGCGATTGCAGTCCGCATCTTGGGATACCCCTTGGAACCGAATGTTGAAAACTCCGGGTCGCGCACCAGCTTGCCAACATACAACCGTTTCAAACCGTCTTTAATTACCATCGCGTGGATACCTTTCTCCCGGATCAGTGCCGTTACAGCCATCCACAAATGCCAGCAACGCCGCTTCCTTAGTAAACTCGAAAACCTTATCAGAGAGGTTGTGTTCAGTATGGAAATTGTGTAGACAATCTCCCATCGTATGTACGGCCAGAATAATTTCTGCCAATGCCACCTCTTCCTCCTGGGCTCGTATTTCGGAATTTGTCACACCTTCGTTTATCGTTACCTTAATCATGTTCTCCTCCTTAGCTGAGCTTAATTGTTACCTTCTCGGGCTCGTCGTCCTTAACGTCCTTGACTTCTTCGACGGTCTGTAGGCCCATTAGTGCATGGGGACAATAGACACGGGCAAAGAATGCGGCAGCGCGGTACTGGAGCATTTGGTCGCCCATTGTCAACCACTTACTGCCCTTCTTGCTTGTCCAGCCCTCGGCCTCTGCCATGGCATAATCTACTACTGTGCCAGTGATTATCGCGCCGTCGCTCTTACGTGTGGCCTGAACGTAGCAGCCATAGGAAGGTGTTCCCTTCTCACCGACAAATACAAAATTCAGAGGGCCGAAAAGTCCGGTGCCGTTTATGAGGCTGATACAAGCCTGTCCGCTCCATGCTGGACGGCCCTGAACAATATATAGCGACTGCATAACGGCCATGGGGGATACGCCCATGCGGTTAGCCATCTCACACGCTACAAAACAAGAATCGGGGTCATTGCGGTATGAATCGGGTACGAGTTTGCTCCGGGACATCATGCTTGCCAGCTTGACCAGCGTGTTAAGCTGTTTGGGGTCCGTTAGTGCCGTGGGCTGAATAGCTGTCTGTTCGATCGAAGCTATTGCCTGTTCTTCATTAGCTGCCTGCTTTACTTTTTCCATTACTTTTTCTTCCTCTCTTTCTTCTCAAAAATCTTGTGAATTGCGTAACACGCCCGGAAAATTGTGTCATCTATAGGCATCTCAATCAGCTTATACGTGCCGTCTTTGCGCAGATGCAGACAGTACAGAACGTCCACCTTTAAACCGTTGGCCTCGGCGATAAGCTTGTAGCCGTTAAGCTGTGCGCCCACATAGGGCTTGTGTACCGTGGCGGTAGTTTTAAGGTCTACAATGACCTGTCCACCTTTAACCTTGCCGTACCTGTCCAGCGTTCCTGCTGCGGTCAGTGTGTCATTGTCCACGTAGCAGGCGTATTCAATCCGTGTCCACTCCGGGGCTATGTCCTTGCGGAACTGGATATAAGCCTTAATGTACGGCTCAATGTCCTTGTCAATCTCTGCCTCCCCGTACTTGTCCAGCACCTCGCAAGCCTTGTGTACCCGCTTGCCTCTGTCGGCGGCATTGTCCAGTGTATACTGCGATATGCTGGAGTACATCTCCCGCGACAGGAACCGCAGTATCTCGCTGACCGCCGGAATCTTTTTGTCGCCCACGACATACTCATGTTCGGCATCAAAAAACTTTAGTATCTGTGCCACTCCTGTTTGGCCTCCTCTCTGCCCCTCTGCGGGGCTTGTGTGTTATCCATTGCTTAGCTATCCTCTGCGCCGTGTAAGGCGGCTTAGAAACGTATTGATATGATTAAAACTATATTCCCGCTAAGAGGTAATTGAGCACTGCGGTGCAGTCCCCCGTCGCCTGTCGCTCGGCGTAACGCCTGAGCTGCCGTAAAGCCTTGTCATAGCACTCCTGGCACATGTCGTCTTTGTCGCTCATCTGTTCCCAGCCGCGCCATTCTCCGCAAAATGTACACTGATAGGCATCTTCAAAGTCGCCATCTTCGCTGTCACAGACGGGGCAAACGTAAACGCGCTCTTCCGGCTCGTCCCTTGTCTCCGGATAAACTATCTGTTTTATCGCGGACCGGGGAAATGTTTTCTTGCAGGCCGGGCAATAGGCGTAACCCTCTGCGTAATTGTCATATTCGACGTGCATTTTTGCGCCCCCGTTTTCTTCCTCTGCGTTCCCATCCGGCCACGTAGCCCAGCATCAGGAACGGCACACAGAATGTGAAGAATACTCCCCAGCTAAACATTAGTTTCATTGTTGTTCCATCTCCTCCCCCGTTTTAGTTGCCCATCGGAATACTTGCGCACTCTCTCTTCACTCAGCCCGGTTGCCGCCCTTATCTGCTTGTTTGTATAGCCCGCCACGGCCATATCATAGACACGTCGCTGCACTGCAATTGGCGGCTCTGGTTTTGACGGCTTGTGCTCTACACCGTGATTGATTTTGTCTTTGCTTTCGGGCCCCAATCCTCCACCGTCATACGATAGGCCGTCATCTGGCAAGCGCGGAAGTTGGTCGGCTGGTATATACGGCCAACCCAACCGCAGAGCCTTGTCCATCGCGTCGCGTATCTGCTGGATACCTTTGTTCGGCCACACTTTTTTTATCTGCCCTATCGTGCGGTTGTCCCGGTGCATAAACACATACACCTCAAACGCACTGGCTCCCTCCATTGCGGCGGGTAGTTGCAGATTTGTATCCTGTGGTATGATTGCCGTTGTCATGCTGCGTAACCTCCGGCGGGAAAATAAGTTGTAAGTTCAGAATGGTCTATCCGGAACATATCGAGAATGGTATAGCAGTAATCGAGATGCCAAACGGCCCTTGCATTCATAGCGTTGTTGAGATAGGTTGTGCCGCAGCCGAGTTTCCGGGCTATGTCGGCCTGTGTGTAGTCGTATTCTTTCAGCAGGCCCCGCAGCTTGGCGTATGGTTTGCGGTGCGGTGCGTCAGTGCGTAGTTGCATGTTGTCCTCCTTCGCTGTCGCCCTTATGTTGTCTGTCCAAACTTTCGCAGAAGCGTTAGGGCCATCATGGTGACGATGGGTGTCACCCTATACCGCTTTTGTTCGTGCAGAATAAATGGGGGTTAAGAAAGCCGTGTTGGCACCACGGCTTTCTTATAAGTGGCACTTGGTTCAACCGTCAGAACAAAAAAATATGCTGTCCCTCTTGCCCCGTGTCAACGACAAAACATCTGATATTTTAGCAATTTCGGAAGCTGTAAATTCGCTTTTATTCTGAATCTTGTTATTTAATGTTTGCCGCGTAAATCCGCATCTTTTTGCTATTGCCGAATTTTTCAAACCTGATTCCCGGATACACTCTTCAAGAAGTGCTGTGTTCGTCATTTTTCTCACCCTCCCTTCTCTAATGTGGCATTTCATTCAACTAAAGATAGTTTACCATCGAGTTGAACGTTTGTCAACTATTTTTACGAAAAAGGTTGAATTATTTTATGTCGCATGATATAATGTTAAACAAAAGGTGGAGCGCAGATATGGAAACCATGTATGAAAGAATCAGAAGGCTTAGAAAATCCATCGATATGACGCAGACGGAATTAGCCGTACTGATGGGTTACAGCGATAAAAGCATGATTGCCAAGATAGAGGCGGGCAAGGTTGACTTAACGCAAAGTAAAATTGTAGCTGCGGCTAAGGCTTTAAGAACCACACCTTCATATCTTCTGGACGGAGATGAAACCACCGTACCTGAAAACTACATTGGTGACCTTTCGCCGGAGGAACAGCGCGTAATCATGGCTTATCGTCAGGCTTCCGAGGAACGCCGTCAAATTGCTGATGACATTCTTCAGCCCAGGAGATAAGAGCAACTGCTTTTTCGCGGTCATTCCTCATGATGCAGACTATATATTTTTCGAATGGGGTCAACATATTTTCCCTCCGATGTAAAAATATTCTAACAGTATTATTTCTTAATATTGGCCAATGGCGCAAGGGGGCGATAAAAACAATGCTCGATATGCGGTACATACACACAACAGAAGGTTTTTTATGTGCGCCCACGTTATTTTTGATGGAGCATGTTGCAAAAGCTTCTTTGTACCTTCGCCCTATCCCGATGATAGCATTTTTCGTATAAAAGAAAAGGGGTGATTTTATTGAAAGTACCATAATGGGGACTGCGCTCAACGATGTTGCACAAATCGTGCCTCGGATTCGCCTTTAACCGGCAGAGGGAGCGGGAGCCGCTCACCTCCGCCTAAGACGGTGGAGAAGCATCTTGTGGACCGTCCTGAATAAAGCATAGCATTTATACCGCTCTAATCAATACTCATAAAGAAGCGTTTCGCTAACATTCTTGTTTTTTCGCCACACATAAATGAAGAAGGTGATACCATTTGTTGTTATATGAACATTTACGCGCCATGAAGGACGCGAGTAATATGACGGCGCAGCAGATAGCGGACAAAAGTAGTGTGCCCGTTGCCACGGTAAACCGCGTGCTTCAGGGCTTAACGGAAAATCCGGGGTTCGATACGGTCTACAAGATAGTAAAGGCCATGGGCGGGAGCCTGAACGATCTGGACGAGGATAGGGTGTGTGAGCCGGAAGGATTGACGCAGTTATACGAAAGAGGGTTAGAATACAGGGAGCGGAAGATAAAGAAGCTGGAACGCACGATAATGATAATAGCGGTATTTACTTTTATTGTTATGGCGGCGGTCATAGGAATGCTGGTATATGATATGACGCATCCTAGCATTGGATGGATACAGACCGCGAGTAATGCGGTGGCAATGATATAGGGAGGGGAACAATGAGTAAGTGTGCACACTGCGGAAAAGAAGTTGAGTATGTTACTGACGGTCTATGCCCGGAATGTTCAAAGAGTTGTGATGACGCAATTAAGCTCTTAGATTACAAAGCCACAATTTTAGGTTTTATATATGTGGCTGTCAAGGCGTTGCTCGGTATTACCAACGGTCAAATGACCTTTGGGGAGGCTGTGTGCGAAACAGTTGGCACGATAATTGCCGCACAAATACTCTGCGCGATAGCTGCCCTTTTTGTAAAGCCGCTTTATGCTAAGAGCAAGCGTTACCGTATTATCGCGAGTATTGTTGCAATAGCCATTATATCTTCCGTGCTTTACGCTCGCAGTCTCAACGACAAACCGCAAGTTTCATATGACGATTATCAACAATTACTTGAGGAATATAATGAACTTTGTAAAGATTCTACTTATGTTTCCGATCAATACGATGATCTACTGCAAGATTTGAGCAATCTTTCCGACGAGGTTGAGGGCGAAGAATATTATGGATACGATGAGATAGCTGATGAGCTCGACGAAATAGTATATATCCATGAATAAATAAAGGAGCCTCGGTGCGGGAACACCAACGGCTCCGGGTGCAAAATAAGTCCTGACACGGGCTACTTTTTGCATCCTCTATTTTACCAAATAAAGGAGGATTTTACAATGAAAAAACTTAGGACGAATGAGGCGGCGTGGCTTGAGAAGTCAGGCAGATGGAGCATCAAGGTGCAGCGGGACGGCGAAAGGAAACAGTTTACCAGCTCCAAACCGGGACGCAAGGGTAAGCTGGAGGCCGAACGCAAGGCGGATGAGTGGCTCGAAAAGGGTATAGCCAAAGATCAGAGGTTTGCCGCCGCCTATGATGACTTTGTAACCGCCAAACGCCGCGAGACCGGGACGAGTTGGACAACGCAGCTTGATTCCGTTGGCCGAATCTACCTAAAGCCCTATCTGGAGCATAAAAAAGTCAGCGACATCACTACGCAGGACTGGAAAAACTGCATACTCACGGCCTATGAGCGAGGCCTCAGCCATAAGACGCTGACCAATATACGGGGCGCAATAACAAATTTCCATACCTACTGCGAGGACGCGGGGATTGAGATAGCACCGCTCCGCAAGCTCAAAGTGCCGGACGACGCGCCAACAAGAGAAAAAACTATCCTGCAACCCGATGACCTTAAAACCCTGTTTGGCTGCGATACGCTCAAATGGCGGGGACAAGATAGTAAGTGTTGGTACATCAACGCATGGCGGCTGATGGTGATACTGGGCTTGCGGCGCGGTGAACTGTGCGGCTTGCAGCGTGGCGATGTGCAGGACGGCAAACTGTACATACGCCGAGCAGTCAACCGTTACGGCGAGATAACCAAGGGCAAAACCAAGGCGGCGCAAAGGTGTATTACCTTACCGGCTCACGCCCTGTATATCCTTGACGAGCAGGCGGCACTGCTTCGGGCGGCGGGTATAGTGTCCGCCTGGTTGTTCCCCGACGGGGACGGGCGCGTATCAGATCCCGACAACCTCTACAAAAGGTGGAAATCCTACGCCAACCAGCATGGGATAAGGTCAAGTCTGCACGAGCTCAGGCACACTCACATTAGCCTGATGCAGGACGAGATGCCGGAAAACCTGCTCAAACGTATTGTTGGACACACCAAAACCATGGACACCTTCGGTGTTTACGGTCACGAGGTAGACGGCGAGGCGGCAAAGGCGGCGCGGATAATTGACAGGGTTTTTGACGGACTGATTTAAGCAGCAAAAAAGTGGGTACTTTGGTGGGTACTCTGGAAATAACAAACGCCTGAATTATTAGAGATTCAGGCGTTTTTGGTGGTAGGGTATGCGGGGTTTTCATCCGACCCCATTTACCTTTTTGAGCGTCAACCGTTTGCGTTTTCCCATCAATTTAGGGGATTTTTTGCTCCGTGGCGTGTGCCGCAAACATACAAAAATATAATCAAGTGGGTACAAAGTGGGTACAACAACGGCCCATTGCTGTTATATCAGTATCCCCAACCTTTCGGCCAGCAACTCCCGCTGCTCGTCGTGCCCCTCGTCCCACGTCCATGTAATAACCTGATAACGCATATTGTACCTCCTTAAAATCATACGGCGGGGGCGGAGTATCATTCAACGCCGATAAAATTCATACAAAATCATAGTAAATGCTCGTCCCGTTACGTTTAAAACACTCATTCCAATAATCCGCCAGCTCTTCAGCGGCTTTCCTTGTTGCGCAGAGGTTAGCGGCCTGCATTCCGGCGATCCTCTGCGAGATGTTCATGATGTTATCATCGCTGCTGACTGTCATAGTCCCTGCCCAATACTTCCCGTTCTGCTGCGCAAAAAATGTAATATAAAAATGTTTCGTCTTGTAGCTTGCCATTTTATAACCTCCATTGTTCGGGGTGGTTCCCCTTTCGATGTCTCTATTATATACTTACGGGAGTATATAGTCAACTGAAATATTAAGGGAAAAGCCTTAAAGAATTAGAAGGATATACTTGCGGCAGTATGCCAGAAATGATATAATGTCTGCGGAGGTGATAACATGGGCACATCAGCAACGAGGGCTAAAAGAAAATACAACTCAAAAACGTATGAACGACTTGACATCACAGTAAAAGCAGGAGAAAAAGAAAAAATAAAACAGAGAGCGGAAAAGTTAGGAAAGAGCATTAACGCCTATATAACCGATCTGATATATGAGGACATGAAAAAAGAGGGCTGATATAGCCCTCTTATATCATTATCCCAAACTTTGCCGCCAGCAGCTCCCGCCGCGCTTGCGGTATCGGTTTGACCCCGGCGCACCACGAATGCACTGCGGCCTTGCTTACCTCGCAAGCCTCGGCTGCCTGCTCCAACGTCAGGCTGCGGGCCTTGAGCTGATCCCGCAAATACTCGCCGTCGCAGAGCACGGGCGCGCACCGGCCCTGCATATAGGCAAGCTCCCACATACCTTGCTGGTTGAGCGGCAGCGCGTGGTCGTCCTCGGTTATATCCTCTGTGCCTTGCAGCGCGTCCCGTATGGCTCTGTCGACATCGGGTGTGAGTTTGCGGTTAATAATCATATACCGCAAGCCCTCACCCAGTCCACGGATGGGCCACATATTAGCTGTCTGCACCCGGCAGCGCGCCCCGATGATTTCGGGGAGCTGCGCCGCCATTATACCATACGCCCGGCCCAGGGCCTTAACCGTGTTGTCTGTCATGTTTCGCATCCTCCTTTTTGCCGCCGGGCTTGTGACCGGCCTGCCGCATTACCGCCCTCGCGGGCGTCACTCTGCGTTATTTGTATATCTTGACCGTCTCCCAACCGTCTATCGCGGCGGTAGTATTTAAATCTCTGATGGGCAAGCGCTTGATCACGGCTATGCCCTGATTGATGATGCATTCATACTCATAACGATAGGTTTTGGTGTCTACTGTCAATTCCTTCTTTACACGGTTTTCAAATGCTTTAGTCATTGCTTTTATCTCCTCTCTTGTTATGTCTGTATTGTACATCGCAAAGGTTTATCTGTCAACCTATTTGGTATACTTACGTAAAAAATAAGGCAATCGCCTAAAATAATTAGTGTGGATTGTGTATCAGCCACGACTACGTCAGCGTTCCCAGCTCTTTTTTTCGATGTCCTTTACGGCCTCGATGCCGGGCCGCTCCTTTTTCAGTGCCTCAAACCTTGCTATTGCCTGCCGACGCTCCTTGCCGGTGTAAGTTTCGCTTAGCTCTTTTACCTGTGTCCCGTCGTCCAGTGTTTTTGTAAGCGTTATATAGTATTCGACGCCTCCTTGATAGTGTTTGTACCGCTTTAGCGTCAGCGACAGCTTGTAACCCATTGTTTCGAGTTGCGCGGCACGTTTTGCCAACTCTTGTTGGTATTCCTGGAGGGCTGTTATATAGCTTTCCAGTTCCGTAATGGTCCTTGATGCCCGCTCGTTGTTTTGTAATATCTCCGCTACCGTTGACAGCTTGTCTGGTCTATAACAGTTGACATATAGCGTGTGATTAGCGTAACCATCGCGGCAGTCCCAACCCTCGAAAAGTTCTTTGTATGTCATTTTCTTTTCCCTTCCGGGGCCTTGTTAGGCCCCTATCCTCTCGTAATTCCCGCGCTCTTCGCGGCCCTCGAACACCTGAGAGCCGTATTTGCTCCTGATCTCCTCCATTGACGCCCTGCCTTTGTACCATCTGCGCCCATCCTCTTCGTGCCTCCAGTACCACAGGCCTTTTTTCTGGCTCCAGCGGCAGCCCAGGGCTTTCAGCTCGTCCTTGTGGGCTTTGGTCTCTCCGCCTATCCATAGCCAGGAGCCGCACAACTCCACGACCAGCCCGGACAGTTTGATAAGGGCATTGATGATCTCGATAAACTCGGCGGCGGTCTCGGTGGTTTGGTGGTACTCGTCCGCCTCGGCATTGTGCTTGGTCTTGAGGGTTTCGTGCAGCCTCTCATACTCATTGTTTATAGCCTGCATAATCTCGGTGCTGCCTCCCCTGTCCGGGTGATACTGCATTGCAAGGCGGCGGTACTGTGCTTTGAGCCCGTCAAGGGTTTTGATATTGGCAAAGTATTTCATGGTGTTAATCTCCTTCCGTCACGGTTGCCCGTGTTTGACTGTGCCATAATCTTAGCATACCACGGTTGCCCGTGTCAATACCCTTTTGCAAAATTTTTTGTTGTTCCGCACGGTGTAACGTGGTATAATGCAGAAAAAGTCAGAATGGAGCGGGATAAAATGGCTGTCAGTCAGCGCAAAAAAGATTACAACCGAGAGTACGACAAAACAAAGATGACACGCATCGTAATAAAAACGATGAACGACAAGGCCGATGCGATCAAAGCCAGAGCGGCAGAGCTTGGCAAGAGCACAACACGATACATACTTGACCTTGTATCGGCTGATTTAGACGCAAACTCCGGGAAATAATCCGATATTTCCCAATTTGCGCAACTCACATATTAAAATCTGTGGTATAATAGCTACTGTGAAAAGCCGTAAGGGTAAGACCTGCGGCTATTTTTTATGCCAAGAAAGGGGGTTAAGCCCATGAGCCAGAAAGCATTTAAAAGCCCGGCAGAACTCGCCAAAAAGGTGGATGAGTACTTCGCAAAGTGCGAGGCCAGCAAGCAGGCCAGAGAGCTAAAAAGTGGTGATGTCAGGATACGCCAAGAGTTGCCCTCTTTTGTGGGACTTGCCGTATATCTCGGAGTAGCCAAAAGCACTATGCAGCTCTATGCCGATGGTAAGTATGATACTGGTAATAGTGATAACACCGCTGATAATGGGTCGGCAGATATACAGAATTACTCGACTGTCTTCGCACGTGCGCGTGACCGCATCGAGTTGGAGACCCTTAACGCCGCCAGCAATGGCGATACCGACAGCCGCATAACTCTGGCGCGGCTCGCTAAGTTTGGTTACTCTACCAAGATCGAGCAGGACACCAAGGCGGAGCTGACTGTCAAATGGGAGGGCGTGGACACCTCAGATATAGAGGCGTGGGGTAGATAGCCCCACATCCTTATGCCTCGAATGTGCCTGATTGCCTGGGCAAATCGGCATTAGTCCGGGTTGTTGCACCCACATTTGCACCCAGTCCAGCCGTTCCGGGGCCGCGATGCCAGGCCGATGGGCATATGGAGGGGGCGCGTTGCATTTTTTTTGCGCGGCAAAATCCAAAATGGCATCCAAAAACCCGAAGCACTCCCCCCGATGTCGGGTACCCCCGCCACACACCACACACACATATATCGGAGAGGGGGGAGATATATCCACTCCTTCCTGTCTGTCAAAAATCTGGTAAAACCCAGTTGAATAATACTAAACATAACCATTAGTTAAGCCTGTGATTAAATATCATGGGTTTTTTGTATTGGAGGGACACATGGCAGAACAAAACATCATGACAACGATTTATGAGGGACTAAGCATTAAACCCTCGCCCGGTGACAGTGCAAGCGACCTTGTATCTGCCATACAGAGCCTATACGATGAGTACAAAACGGCCTATAGAGACGAATGGGACAGGCTCACGGCAAACGAGAAGATGTATCACGGCGACCACTGGTCAGATACTGGTTCGGGCAGTAACGAGCCCCAGCCCGTCATGCCTATCATTTTCTCGACAGTAGAGAACATACAGGCTGACCTGATGGACGAATACCCGGAAGCTGTTATAACGCCCGAAAGTTCCAACGATGAAAAGATAGGCAAGATATTGACCCGCGTTGTAGCGCAAAATCACGAGGCTTGCGATTACTTATATGAGTACAACGACCTGATTCACGACTTATTGGTTGGCGGATACATGATTCAGGAAGTGGGCTGGGACCCGACACTGAACTATGGCTTTGGCGGCGCATACATACGGTACGTTTCCAACAAGAACATCATGTTTGACCCGTTGTGCGCCAACATACAGGACGGCAGGGCAGTGTTCAAAGTAGAGCGGCTGCCCACATCATGGTTCCATCAGCATTACCCCGATTATGCCGATTATTTCAGCGGCGGCAGTGATTTAGTCCCCGATGACCATTTCACCTTCGGCACAGAGATAGAGAGCAAAGAAACGAACTACATGATACTGCTTGAAGCGTGGGTTCGTACATACGATGCGGAAAACCATAAATACGCCGTCCATATGCTGAAGATAGCGGGCGGACAACTGCTTGAAAACAGTTATACGGAAAAGCCCGAGGGATATTTCATGCACGGCATGTATCCCTTTGTGTGTACGCCTCTGTATAAAATCAAGGGTTCGCCCTTCGGCTACGGCATTGTAGACATGTTCAAGAACCCGCAGCAGTATTCAGACAAAATAAACCAGATACTTTTAAAGAATGCCCTGACGGCGGGAACCAACAGGATACTTGTTCAAAAAGGTTCCGCAGACCTTGACGAGATACGCGACTTCTCAAAACAGATAATCGAAGTTTCAAACATCAGCGGTATAACGTGGTTTCAGGACAGGCCATTACCCGCATTCCTGATGAACTACATGATAAACATGCAGAACGGCATAAAGGAAGAAGCCGGAAGCAACGATTTTTCGCGAGGGAACACGACAGGCGGCGTTACTGCCGCGTCGGCTATTACCGCACTTATGGACGCGTCATCAAAGCGTTCACGGAAAGAAGCGCAGATAATCCACAACGGGTTTGCGCAGGCTGTGCGGATGGAACTTGAGGTAGAGCGTGAATTTGAAACGGAAGTGCGGACTGTCGAGATAACCGTCATGGGCGAAAAACAGAGCATTTCCGTTCAGGAAGGATTCTTCAAAGACATACAGAACGGCTATGACAAGTTGCCCGTTGAGTTCCGTGTGAGCATCAAACCGGCAAGAGAGAGCCGTTTCACCAAACTCAGCAACAACGAACTGATACTCCAGATAATGACCATGTATCAGGGCAGGACGATAAACCCCGCTATCCTCATGGAAGCCATGGACTTCGAGGGTAAGGATATTGTTCTTGAAAAGCTCAAAGCCTCACAGCAGCAGAGCATAGAAGCCTTGCAGGGGCAGCTTGCCGAAGCGCAGGGGCAGAATCAGATGCTTGCAGAGGAGAACGCCTCAATGAACAACGCCGTCAATGAAATGCAAATGTCCATGGGCGGAGGGCAACCCCAGGCACCGCTCAATATGCAAGACGTAAGGGCAGATACCTTTTAACACGCAAATAAAAACTCGGGGCTGTATGGATGTGTCAGGGTAGTACAGCGTGACCGCCTGGCGGGAAGCGGTATTTGAGTTGGATATTCCGGCTCTTTTTTTTGTTTCAAATTGGCGTCGCCGGCCATAAAGGGCGCGTGCCGAAGCAAAAGGCACCAGGGAGAAAACCATGTACGAAGAAATCACGGGCGTAAATGAAGCCGCCGTCGAGGAAACGCCTATTCAGGCCGCCGCTGAACAGGACGACGATGTAGTTACCGTTGCCGATCTCATGGACGATGAGCCGGAAGATCAGGCAGAGGCTCAGGAGGAACAGGGCGAACAGCAGCAGGAGGAGGACGCTCCCGAAGCTCAAAATGGTGCCGCCGACCAGCCTGAGCCAGAACCCCGACACAACAATGCCAGAGAGCGCGAGAGCAATGCTTTCGCCAAGAGACTGGCCGCTGAAAAGCGCAAGATGGAGACTGACCCGGTGTACAAGCTGGGCCGTGAGCTTGCCGCCCGTTATGGCGGTGATGTTGCTAAGGCAATGACCGAAATGCGCAAACAGCAGGCACAGGAGCTTGCTCAAGACCCCGTGAAGCTGGCTGAGTACATGCTTAACCAGCGTGACAACGTTGTGCCGGAACATGAACAGGAGGAAACAGCGGGCGCTTTGTATGAGACCGACCAGCAGAAGGCCAATCGTATTGTTGCTGACCTTCGCAATGTGCTGGGCGACGGCGCAGATTTGCGCTCATACATAGAAGCTGATCCGGATTTTATGCAGAACTGTGACGAATTCGGAGCGGCGGCAGCCGTCAAGATGGCCAATAGGGCCCGTGCCGCAGCCGCAAAGAACCAGACCATTGCGAACAAGCTTGCGAAGAACCGCAGCCTGCCGCAGCCTATACGCCCCTCCAACAACGCGCAGACAAAAGCCCCCGACTTTTCGCAGATGTCCGACAAAGACTTTGCGGCATTCGAGGCAAAAATCAAGAAAGCGCAGATGGACGGGAAAAAAGTAAGACTTGAATGATAAGGAGATTTTAAGATTATGGCAACCATGGTAACTACCACCTCTGGCCTTTCCCCCACTATGCAGTCCTATTACGACAGGAAGATGCTCGAATGGGCTAAGACGCAGTTTGTATATGCGAACTATGCCCAGAAGCGCAGCATTCCCAAGAACAACGGCAAGACCGTTCAGTTCCGTCGTTGGACTTTGTTCACTCCCAGCGCCACCACTCAGGCACTGACCGAAGGCACCACTCCTACCGCACAGAACCTTGCAATGACCGCCATCACCGCGACCGTAAAGCAGTACGGCGCATATGTCGAGGTGTCTGATCTTCTCGACCTGACCGCGATAGACAACGTAATTTCCGATTCCTCAGAGCTTCTGGGTGAACAGCTCGGCAACGTGGCGGATATGATTGTCCGTGACGCTATGGCGACTACCACCAACGTACAGTACGCCGGAAGCAAGACCAGCGACAATGACATAACCGCCGCCGTAAAACTGACCGTTGACGAGATACGCAAGGCGGTTCGCACCCTAAAGAAGGCCAAGGCGCGCAAGTTCACCCGCAAGGGCGGCAGACCTCATTATGTCTGCATCGTTGACCCCGATTCCGTCTATGACCTCCAGAGCGATTCCCTCTGGCAGGACGTATCCAAGTACAGCAACGCAGAACAGATATATGACGGTGAACTGGGCAAGCTGTTCGGCGTGGTATTCGTTGAAACCACCAACGGTTATGTAAAGAACAACACCGCTACCACCGCCTACGGCGTACACCAGACCTTTGTATTCGGCGCTGATGCCTATGGCACCGTCGATGTATCCGGGCAGGGCGCAATCAAGGCTATCGTAAAGCCCCACGGTTCCGCCGGTACTGCTGACCCCCTCGACCAGAGGGCAACTGTCGGCGCGAAAATCACGGCCTTTACCGCCTGTGTCCTCAATGACGACTGGCTTGTATCTATCCATCACGGCGTAAGCGCGTAAACCAAAACCAGACCGGGGGGTGTATCTGTTGCACCCCCTTATTTTTTTGAAGGAGAATTATAATTATGGCAATCGTAAAGAAAGACAAAAGCATGAAAGAAATACTGGACGAGCAGCCCAAAGTCCCTTACACTATCCCATTTAACGACGCTGACGACATACATATGACCGCCGTGACCATAAACGGCTACCGGTACGAGATAATACACGGCGAAAAAGTCATGATACCCGAGTCCATAGCGGAAATACTGAACAACAGCAATGAGGGTCTGCGCAGGATAAATCAGGAATACCATGACATGACCATTGGCGGCGGCAGGAACATCACCGGCATGACAGCCGACAAGGAGTAAAGCACCATGGCGGCGGCAGATAAAAAGTCGCTGACGCTGGAAGGAACACCAAATCCCAAGCAAGCCGAATTTTTCAAGAGCCGGGCAAGGCACACCTGTTATGGCGGCGCGAGAGGCGGCGGCAAGAGCTGGGCTATGCGGCGGAAGGCTGTGCTGCTTGCCCTCAATTATCCCGATCTGAATATTCTTATACTGCGCCGAACACTTCCCGAATTGAGGGTAAACATTGTTGAGCCCCTTATGAAGGAGCTGTACGGCTTTGCGGAATACAACGTTACAGAGCGAGTATTTCGCTTCCCCAATGGCTCTAAAATTCGAATGGGCTTTTGCGACAGCGAGGCCGATGTATACCAGTACCAAGGCCATGAATACGACGTGATATGTCTGGAAGAAGCGACACACTTCACGGAAACGCAGATGCAGTTTTTGACTACCTGTAACCGTAGCGTCCGCACAGACTTTACGCCGAGAATGTACTATACGTGCAACCCTGGCGGCGTAGGCCACGCATGGGTAAAACGATTGTTTATCGACCGCGAATATCGTTCCGGCGAAAAGCCCGAAAACTATGCATTCATTCCGGCGAAGGTTTACGACAACGTAGCCCTTATGGATTCTGACCCTGATTATGTCCATACGTTGGAAGCCCTTCCCGAGGATCAGCGCCGCGCCTACCTTGACGGCGATTGGGACGTAGTAGAAGGGCAGTTTTTCAAGGAGTGGCGCAAGGAAAAGCACGTTATCGAGCCATTTAATATCCCGTCACATTGGCGCTGTTTCCGTTCAATGGACTGGGGTTATAACGACCCGTGCTGTGTTTTGTGGCTTGCCGTATCCCCCGACAGGCGCATATTCGTTTTTGACGAGTATTACCAAGACCAGCGGCTTGTGAACGATGTGGCACACACCATTCGCGAAAAGACCGGCACACGCAAAATTGATTACACTGTAGGTTCCCCTGATATGTGGCAACACAGGGGAATGACGAATATGACAAGGAAAGGTTTCTCCGGCGAAAGCATAGCTGAAAGCCTGATCCTGTCCGGCGTACCCGTAATGCCCGCCGACAACTCCCGCATGGTAGGCTGGCAGCGCGTCCGTGAGTTTCTTGGAGACGCACCAGACGGCAAGCCGTGGCTGCAAGTGTTTTCAAACTGCCGCAATCTCATTAAGTATATGCCGCAAATGCAGTATGACCCCAACGACCATGAGGACGCTTTGGACGGCGACGACCACGCTCCAGAAGCTTTGCGCTATGGGCTTATGTCACGCCCCTCCCCTGCCTCCATACAGCGGGAACGGCAACGCAAGATCATAGACCTGACAGACCCGTTTGTTGAACTGCCGCGCCGTAAAGCAAGCGGTTTTTTGAGTTTATAAGGAGAATACACATGACCCTCAACGATATTATATACGCTGCTCTAAGGCAGCTTGAACGCGGCACAGACGCGCAGACCGTTGACAAATTCCGCCGCGTGTTCACCGATTATGCAAACAGCGGGCAGCGTCGCCTTGCCAATCGCTTCAAAGTAACGCGGCTTGAAACCATTACGCTGGATGACAAAGGCCGGTTCAATGTGGATTCGCTGGAACGCTCTTGTGTGCTGATAGAGAAAATAACTGACGGAAACGGTGCTGTGATGTCATGGGACGAGATAGTGACCGGGCTTATCGAAGTGACCAACGGCGCGAATGCCGATGTCAATGTGTACTATCGATATATGCCCCGTGAGATGTCCTCCCCAACCGATGTTCCGGAGCTTCCCTCTTATATGCACAGCGCTATCCCCTATTATGTTGTTGGCTGTCAGCGCTGCGGTTCAGATGCAGATACACAGGCCACGGCAGGAGCGCACTTCGACTTGTTCAATCGCGAGGTGTCCGACATATATTCCCAGCACTACGCATCTAAGGACGCATATACCTTAAAAAACATGGGGTGGTAACATGGCTGATATTTATAACATAGGCGAGTTTTTAGGCATAGCCCAGCACCGGGACGGCTCCCTGCTGAATACGGGAACGGCTATCGATGCCCGCAACATGGACACGTCCGATGGCAATCTCTCTGTGGCCAAGGGGTATGTGCGTAAATCCGGCAATGCCATTCCTTCTTCTGCTGGGCAGATACTGCGTATAATCCCTGTGGACGAGAGCAACATACTTGCCGTTACCCAGAACAGCATATACCACGGCACATACGACACATGGAACCTCACTCCCATATACACCTTTGAAACAACCCTGCCTGTAACCTGCCAAATTGGCTATGCACTGGGCAAGATCAATACCACGAATGTTGTCGTCATAGGCACTGGCAAAACGCAGCTTATCAAGGTCAACATGGGAGATACCGTCACCGCAGAGATATTTGGTTCCGGCCTGTACATCTTTGAAACTACCGTTTCTGCATACGATTCAGCCACAAAAATAGTTACTCTTGCCGATGCAATGTCGCAGGACATTCAGCAAAAGTTCGTCGTGGAAAAAGGAGTGTATATCGATGGCAGGTTCCGCGAGGCGGAGGTCACAACGGCCACCACAATAACGCTTAAAGCCTCCCCCGCTATAGCCCCGGCAGTCGGCAATACGGTAAAGCTCCGTGGTGGTGCTTCTGACGCGCACTGTAATTTCGTATGTATGCACAACGGCCGCCTGTTTGCTGCCGGCGACCCCGACGCGCCTAACCGCCTTTACTGGTCAACAATACCGGGTGATGGCAGGACTATTGAACACTGGCTTGCTATTGAATCCTCCGTTGATTTATCCGGCGGATATGTGGAAGTTGGAGATACAACCGCAGACCCCATAATCGGCATATGCGAGCTGTCAACACAGATACTCATATTCAAGCGGTACAGCATATATCGCTTGTACGGCGACAGGCCCAGCTATTACACCGTGGAGCGTGTAGAGAAGTTTACCGAGAACATGAGCAATGCGGGAGTAGCCGTCAAGACCGATATACCGTACTGGCTCACCAAGAGCGGTATTAAGCTGTTTAACGGCGCGGATATGCAATTGCTCGATGGCGGTCAAAACTACCTTTGCAGCTTCATTGATACCATTAAAACGGTATCACAGAGCAAGGCGTTCACAGCTAATGGCAAACTGTACTTTACTTGCCGCGTTGGCAGCACCGGAACATATGACGATTCCGTTATAGTGTATGATACCGTCAATGGCACTTATATGGTGCGGGACGGCTTCAAGATAGCTGACATGTGCGCTTTTGAAAATACTATCTATCTCATAAACGATACGGGCTATCTGTACGAATTTGATAAAGGCGAAAAGTACGACGGGCAAGCTATATCGGCATATTGGCAGACGCAGCCAACAGACCTAACGCTGAAGTACGTCAACAAACAGTTAAAGGAAGTGTATTTCCGAGCTGGCAACGTAGGTTCTGTAATAATTCTTGAAACATTTAACGGCAATTCCCGCAACAGGGAACGCCGCGTGATTCAGAACGACGATATGATTGATTTGCCCATGAATAACCAGCCCTGCCGCCGGTTCAGCATTAAGCTATCCAACGAAGCGGGCAGCCATTTTACCATATACGGCGGTATTCAAATCCAATATGAAGGGAAGATGCGTCCGGTATGATGCAAAGAGGATTACAGATCATTAAACTACCCTCCCCAAAGAATCTGAGCATTGAGGAAAAGACCGTGTACGACAAGCAGTCCGAATGGATAAACCAGAATTTTAAGACGATATTTGATGGCGTTGACGAGCTGAAAACAGCAGTCACGAGCCAAGAACAACTTAATGCCACGCTTGCACAGGTTCAGGAATCTCTCACCGAGATAAACAAGAAGCTGGATGAGCTGAACGGAGGCAGTTAATGGAAACGATATACAAGACATTTGACGTAGCGTTGGAGTTAAAACAGACATCTACCAACGCCCCCTTTTATGTCATTGAGGGCGACAACGGCAACAAGATAAGGATTACCGTCACGGACGGCGGTTCTGCCGTTGCCCTGACTGACTGCCGTGTTATCGCCGTGTTCTCAAAGTCCAGCGGTACGTCCATGCAGGACAGCGCCGAGGCTGGCGGCGGCGTGACTATTGGCGGCACATATAACAATGAAGTGACCGTTGCTCTTCGCCCCGCCTCCATTGCCCCCGGACAGGTGGAATGCGAGTTGCAGATTTATTCTGACGAGAACAAGACAACCCTTATAACCACGGCAAAATTCAACTTTGAGTGTCAGCGGGCTATTTTTAACGAAAATACCGCCATGGCTACAAACGAATATCCTCTGCTTGTGTCCCTGATTTCAGTGTGCAACGGCATAGTTGCGGCGGAAGAACTGCGTGTTACTGCCGAGGCTTCCCGTGTCTCTGCCGAGGGCGAAAGGGCAGCAGCCGAGGCGGCGCGAGAAACAGCCGAGGGCGAAAGGGTTGAAGCGGAAGAAGCGCGGGAAGCTGCTGAAACCGCAAGGGTATCCGCTGAATCATCCCGTGTTGTGGCTGAACAAGGCCGGGAAACCGCCGAGCAGAGCCGCGTTACCGCCGAGACTGCGAGAGCCAGTGCCGAGACAGCGCGAGAGACGGCCGAGAGTGAAAGAGAAACCGCAGAGACAGCGCGGACTTCCGCAGAGACTTCCCGCGTAACGGCTGAGCAAGGGCGTGTCAGTGCTGAAAATACCCGCGTATCACAGGAGCAGGAACGGCAAGCGGAGATACTGAAAATTGCTGGCATGACGGTTGAAGTTACCACGCTTGCGGCTGGCACACAAGCCACGGCTGAATTGGTAGAATCCGGCGATCACAAAGTCTTAAAGCTGGGCATACCGAAAGGGCAGGACGGTTCCGGCACGGGCGATATGTCAAAGTCCACCTATGACAAGGACAATGACGGCGTTGTAGACAAAGCTGACGACGCCGATAAACTTGGCGGCAAAGCTGCGAGCGAATATCAGCCCGCCGGGACTTACGCCACCCCGGACAATGTTTCCGCCGCCGTATCGTCACATAACGGCGCAGGCAACGCACATTCCACGCTGTTCACCAAAAAGCAGAATGTGCCCGCCTCCGCTTCCTCCCTCCCCGCCAGCGGCACGGCACTGACGGCAAACACCATATACAACGTATCCTCTCCTGTGGGTACATACGTGTTTACCCCGCCCGCATCCGGCTGGGCGCACGGCACATTCAGCACGGCGGCCTCGGTTGCAGTGTCGTTTGTGAGCGGGGCGAACTATTTAGGCGAGGCCCCGGCAATAGAGGCAAGCAAGACCTATGAATTTGACGTATACAATGGCGTGTGGGCGGTGCAGGAGGTTGTGAGCGCATGATAGCTATGCTACGAAGGAGGCTGATGAGCAACATGGCAAAGGCAAAAAATATAGCAACTGGAACGGTAAATGCAAGCGGTGCAACGCTAACAATTAGCGGATTGGATTTTCAACCTAATCATGTTGTTTTGCATTTCATGGTGAATACAGAAGGCAAATACACACTACTTTCCCTTTATGACAATCATGTATTTGGGTTGGAAGGAACAGAATTAAGCACACCTCGATGTTCGCTAACGTTTAAAAATGATGGAGTGGTGTGCTCAGTAAGTGATAGTTATTCGGATTTTCAAGGCACTTACCGCTATGTAGCATGGCAAGAATAAAAAGGAGTACACTATGAAAATAATTCTATCGGGGGGGGGCAGCCTCCGTAAAATAAAAAGCGCCTGTGCGCTATGATACCCTTGCAGTTTGCCTTACGGCGTAGAATGATGATGGCAAGGGGCTTACTGCCAAGTGAATATACTCAGGTTGAATATATTCAGGGCATTGGTTCACAGTACATTGATACTGGGTTTGTGGTTAACAAGTCCGATAACTATGTGTTAGAAATAGATGGATTGTTTCTTTCGCAGGCGCAAGCGTATCAAGGCTGCAATGGCTATATGCAGTTTTTCACCAGTAGTAAATATGGTATAAGTGGCGATAGCTCTGTTGCAGTTGGTAATCGTAATACCGTGCGCGTAGAGTACGCTAATCAAACTGAAAAACTCTTTGTAGACGGAGCACAAATAGAGAGCAAATCGTGGTCAACATACAATGGCTCTAATGTTAAACTCGGTATTTTACGTCTCGGCGATGTCTACAACGGGTGGTTTACTGGGCCGATAGCTCAAGGCATGATATACGGTTATAAGGTGTGGAAGAACAATATCCTTGTTTCGGAATGTGTACCTTGTGTGCGTAATAGTGATAATAAAGTTGGGGTATATGATATAATTCAAAAAAACTTTATTACTAATGCTGGTGCTGGAACATTTATTGCTCCCGGTATGAAAATATATACTGTGAAATCATATGGGTCTGAGAACGGGTTTCGAGCTTCCGTAACTGTTGATGATGTAAACGTAAAATATGCAACTATTTCGGTGGTAGAGGGGGCGCGCTGCACGGTTAGTCTCGCGAATGACAATAATGCTTATAATAGTGTAATAGTGAACAATGCTACGGTTGCAGGTGGTTTTGGGTCTGTGTCTTATACGTTTACTATAGATAGTAATACAATAATTGAGTATGGTTACTTTGACTATATAGAATGTAGAATTACAAAGTAATAAAGAGATTAAATACTTATAATTATAATTAACGGTATAAAAGGAGTTCTCCAATGCTGAACATGAACTATGCCAAGCTGGTGGGCGGGTATCTCGAATATTTACGCCTGCCGGTTGAGTTGAAGTCGCCGCTTATAATCAACGGTGTGACGCACCCCGCAGGGGCGCACCTCTCCACCAATGACGACGCGGCAATAAAGGAGCTGGGCTATAAGCCCGTGACCCGAACTGCAATGCCCACACGGGAGGGATACTACTACACCGAGAAGTGGACGGAAACCGACACGGCGATAGTGCAAGAATGGGAAGAACATGAACAGCCCCCGGCTATCGACTATACCGAAGTCCTTGATATTATGACAGGAGAAAAAGCATGATAGTACGCACGGCAGAAGAAGCACGAGTATGGCGAGCGCAACTTGAGAAAGCACTGCCCGCTGTACCTGATAAGGACGCAAGCGGTTGCGTAGACCTCTATCCAACCTTAAAACAGAACGGCAGTCTCATAAAAGCCGGAACTCGTATCAACTGGAACGGCTGGCTCAAACAGGCCACCGTAGACCTATGGGATACCGAGGCCAACGACCCCGACCATGCACCTAACCTGTGGGTGAAGATAAACTATAAGGATGGTGTTCGGGTTATCCCTGACGTAATCTCAGCAGCCGAGGCATTTGCACTTGATGAGCTTGGCTGGTGGAACGGTGCGATATACAAGAGCCTCATAGCCGCCAACGTCTACACCCCAGACGCATACCCACAGGGATGGGAACTTCAGGAATAAGGAGCCGCACGGCTCTTTTTTCATAATTAAAAAACAAAAATAAAGAAAGGAAAAAATCAAAATGAAGAAACTTACTTGTATCCTCGCGGTAATGCTCATGCTGTGCCTCTGCACCATAGCCTACGCCGCAGACCCCGTAACTCTGGATATAACCGCACTGGACTACCAGACCGGCAAGGCGGTATCCAAAACCTACGTCAACAACGAGCTGTTTTTACTCAAGGTTGACCTGGGCATCCCCCGGTTTTTCGACCTGACCGATATGGAGCTTATAATCGAACTGGACGGCGTAAAGCTGGACGCGAACGACCTGAGATTGGAAACCGGCACATATTACCTGAGCGGCATAGTTACCGACCAGCCCGCCGCCCTCCGTATAACCGTCAAGGACATGGCCTACGAAAACGCCACCACGGCAGAAGAACTCTACAACGCCATGCAGAAAAACAGGACTGTCAGCAAAACCTACTATTTTAACGCCGCGCAGCCCGCCGAACAGTCCATTGCAAAAAATCCCGTGGTGATACCCAAGACCGGCGGCGCCTCCGTCCTCGCATATGCGGTATCCATAGCCCTGATAGGATTCGGCCTCGCGGTGGCAGGTAAACGCAGATGAGCAGAGTAACAGGCTTCATAGAATACCTCGAAAGTCATGTGGGGGATATGTACGTCTGGGGTGCGCAGGGGCAGCAGGTTGACAGCATGAGCGACCCCTACGCATGGATAGAACGGCGCGAAACCAGCGACACGAATTACAACCGCGCCGTGAAATTCATGGAGAAGGCCGAAAAACGGCCTCTCTACGCATTCGACTGTTCTGGCCTCATCGTACACTACATCAGCGACATAAAGCACTGGATGAAGGGCGACACCAACGCCCAGGGGCTTTACCGTATGTGCGGCGAAAACAGGGGCTACGCCGGGAAAACCCCCATGTGTGCGGGCGACCTCGTATTCAAGTACAGCGAAAGCAGCAAGAAAATGGTACATGTCGGCGTATACGTCGGCGACGGCTACACCATAGAGGCCAAAGGCCGGGACGATGGCATATGTAAGCGCAAACTGTCCGATGGCAGCTGGACGCACTGGGGGCGGCTGCCTCTGCTGCAAGCGGATGATCCGGAAGAAACGGAGGAAAAAGTGGCGAAGAAAATCGAACTGACCAGCCCTATGATGCGGGGCAACGATATCAAAGCCTTGCAGACCGCCCTTAACGCTCTGGGCTATGACGCGGGGGACGCGGACGGCATAGCGGGCAAAAACACCATTGCGGCCATACGGGCGTTTTGCCAGGCGCACAGCATGACACCGACAGAGCTACCGAACGTGTTGCAGGCTACCGTATCCGTGGACGGCAAAATCTATGTAGGCACACTAAAAAAATAAGGAGGAGCACCCATGACCAAAGAATGGATATGGGCAATCGTAACGGGACTGAGCGGCATTTTGCTGGGCTGGATTGCCCACATAAAGACCGCAAGGAAAGACGCGGTTGATGCGGCTACACACGACACCGCCATTGATACCGCGCTCAAATCGGACGTGGACTACATCAAGCGCGGCGTGGACGATATCAAACTCGATATGCGGGCGCAGGCCAGCAAGGTCGAGGGCATAGACCGCCGCGTGACGCGGGTGGAGGAAAGCGCGAAAAGCGCCCACCACCGGCTGGACAGGCTCGAAGCACACAACAATTAAAGGAGGAAAAGAAAATGAAACTCTCGAACAAGGTATACGACATTCTCAAGGCAATCGCCCTGATCTGGCTCCCCGCCATAGGCACCCTCTATTTTGCCCTTGCGGGTATCTGGAACCTCCCCTATCCTGAGGAGATCGTCGGCACCATCACCGCCGTTGACACGTTCCTCGGTGCGGTGCTGGGTATATCCTCGGCAAACTACAACAAACAGTAGCCCCCGGACGGGATTCCCTTTCAATAGCCCCTGCTTCGGCGGGGGCAAATCTTGTATAAAGGAGGTGTAGGCTTTTGGAGAAGCGGCCTCTTATTATATGGACAAGACCCTGCTAAATTCCCGCCCCCGGTCAGAGTGGGAAGCACTCATACACGAATGGATACATAACGAAAAAGACCGCTGGCTGATAACCCGCCGCCTTTTAGACGGGGTACCATACGACGCTTTGACGGGCGAATACCAGCTTAAATTTGAAATACCCCTTGAATATGACCAGATACGAAGGCGGTGCAAGGCTGCCGAAAAACAACTGATAAAACACTGCCATATGCCCTCGTAGGAATCGGCTTTATGCGCGACAATATAAGCAACAGGAGCGCGCCTGATTACATTTCGGAGGAAAAAAACTATGGCAGAATACGCATCTCAGGGAGTGGGCACCGCTGGCCTCGTAACCGGCATAATCGGTTCGGCTGGCTGGCTGCTCAACGGCGGCCTTACCGACTTTGGCCTCGGTAGGAACGGCAGGAACGGCGACAGCGACGAAAAGCCCGTATCCCGCTATGAACTGTCGCTTGTGCAGGAGAACGCCATTCTCAAAGCACAGGCGGACATAGACAAGAAGCTCGTTGAGGTTTACAACGCCATCAACGACAAGGCCAACGGCATGCGCGACGCGTTCAACGCTTTCGAGAAAGAACAGCTCGTGTACAACGGCGTAAACACCGCGACAATCGGATGTATGCAGCAGAACATTCAAGCCCTGCTTGCCATGACCAAGATGGTCATACCCAACAGCTCCGTATGCCCCGGCTGGGGTAACGCGACTGTCACGGTAAGCACCGGCACGGCTACGACCTAAAGGGGCGGGCAACTGCCCCTATCTCAGTAAGGAGGAAACATGATTACGCTGCAACGTTTCAAGACCGGCCTTGCCCGGTATGCCGATACCGAGCTCGTGCCGAAGCTGGAAGGCTGGAAGAAGATAGCTTTCGGCGCGGGGGCTTCACTCATGCTGTCAGCCCCGGACGAAAAACTGTTGAAACTGCTGCATTCCCCCGCAATATCCATGATGGGCATTGTGGACGAGCAGGACAATATAGACATTGACGCTCTGTATAAAGCTGTCGTTCCGCAGTTTGAGAGCAAACAGCGGCTTCCCCTGCCTCTGGTTGGAGATTTTACCTTTGACCGTAGCGACATTGAAACGCTGTACCGCTTCATGACAGACTGAAAATGAGTAAGTTTTTAGAAATGATAGACTGCATCTCGCGCAAAGGCCGGAACATAGACGAAGTTACCGCCGTACTGGATGACGCTATGGGCATAATTAAAGACCGCATGCCCGACCTGTACCACGAAACCATACACCAG